AATATCCAGCGCCCATGACACTTGACAGTGTTAATTCAATTGTTTTTTCTTGTCTAAACCCTAATTTTTTTGAAATTTTTACGGTCTCTTCCTCTATAAATTTATACTTAGGTGTATTTGCTATGTTGAGTAGCATATACTTACCATTTTTTAAACCTCTATGACAATTCTCTATCGTTTTTCTTAAAAAACCATCCACCCATTCTTCCTTCGTTGGAAATTTTATGTAGCTTTGTGTATTTTCGTCACTATACTTTTCGGTATCAAAGTAAGGTGGTGATGTAAAGCATAAATCTAATGAATTTCTATCTGGTATAAATTCTTCACTACCTAATTTATGTAGTTCTACTGACTTTGTCAAGTAATTAAAATCTTTTTTTATTCTTTTCAATCCCTCGAATGTCAAACTTGATGGTTCAGTTCCGATATACTTTTTTCGTGAACTTGATAGAAAACCTATTAATCTTCCACCCCATCCACAAGACATGTCCCAAATTGTGTCGCCACCAAACTTTTCATAAATTAATTTAGCTGCAGTTGGACGAAAATTACTAACAGATTGAGTGCCTGTATAAATTTTTAATGATTGTCTTAATCTATTTTCTTTAAAAGTATTTTTCTCCATGTCTTCCTCACCTTTAAAATGGGTGGTGTTCCACTTCCAACACTTCCGTATCGTGGATTTAAATGTCTTATCGTTATTGAAATTGTCCATAGGGGATTGTTTAGCAGTCCCACACTTTACTTCCCAAAAATGCGGAAAATATGTCCATGCTAACCTTAAGCAATGCATAGTCTGAATAATTTTGTTATCTTGGAATATTCTATCGACATCAAATTTTTGTAGTTTTCTCATGTGGTCATGTTTTTCGTCTTCACGTATTGTGTAATGTGGAAAACCGTGTCTTCTATAGTAATTAAATATCACCTCGATACCATAATCAATATCGATATTTCTGATATTACTAATCACACGTTCAAATTCAATATCTCTCTCGTCGTATCCTAATACCTCTGTGAGAATTGTTGGGTTGCTATTCATTCATCAAATCTTCATATCTTGCCGATAACATTTCTTTTACTTGATTATCTCGATTATTAATTTTATGTTGAACATTTTTCCCTTGAACAGAGTTACTTTCAAATATTTCAATTTTACCAATATTGGTATTTATACGTGCGGGATATGTTAAACCATCAGGACCAAACCTATTTTTAATAACATGAAATCTACCAGTGTTACCAATCTTATCCTCTATCTTCCGACTTAACGACATTACAAAGTCTGCTGTCATCACTTTCGCATAACTTTCTGCAACTTTACTAGCTTCAATAACATCTTCGTCTAAAGCACTTCTATTAGCTTGACTAGCTGTCCATACTGGAACTTGTAACTCTCCAGCCATACCCCTCAAATCTTCATAAATATTTCCAAGAGCATGTCTCATCTCACTTGACTTATGAACATCTCTCATAATATCAGCATAATCTACCAAAACCATATCTACTTTCTCACCAAATGTGGTTACTTTTTTCAGATGAGCAGAAAGAGTATTAACAGTGCAAGATTTGGTTGGATAATATTTGATAGTCAAGTTACCTTTTAGATTGAACAGTTTTTCCATCACTTCTTCTTTATGATATTTTAGGTTCTGACTTTCCACACCACTAAAGATACTATCATATCTTAATCCAACATAAGCCTCGTTTAACTCCAAAGTATAATGAACTACATTTAGTCCTTGTGATAGAGCATAAGCACCCATAGCACTTAACACCCAAGACTTACCAATACCAGCAGGTGCTACAACAACACCAAGTTCTCCACCACCTAAACCACCTTGCATCAGTTCGTTCATAATATCCCAAGGTGTTGGTGATGTTACACGAGCAGACTCCTCATATCTTTGTTCTATATCTTGTAAGTAGTCGTGTCCTAAGTTTCTCTCAACACCAGCTTGCATAGCAGAGTCGATAAGAGATTTTATTTCATCAGTATTACCATCAACCTCTAATATTTTAGCAGATTGAATAACCGCATCTTTTAGAACTTGTGTTTTGTGGAAGTCTAATGCCTTATCTTTGATATATTCCAAGTCCTCGGCTTCCATATGTTTGTAGACTTCTTTCAAAGAGTCCTTTACATTTACTTGTAGTAAATCTGAATCAATCTCTTGTATCTTTATCTTAAATACTTCCATCGTGATGTTTGTTTTGTATTCTTGATAATATTCACGAATAGCTTTTACAATCCACTTGAAACCATCATTAGTTATATACTTCTCATCTAAGATGTCTACAATTTGCTCTAAAAAAAGTTTATCACTAATTAAACATACGACAAACTTTACTTGAAAATTATATCCAAACTCTGATATGTTTTTTGTCTTACTCATTTTTTGTTCTTCCAATAGTGGTCAAGGATATTAAACTCTGTTAACCAGTTGTCAAAATTAGGTATTTGTCCCCATAATTTATCCTTTACGAACAAAGTTTGCAACTGATATTTTACTAATTTTGGCGCCATCCCCCTAACGGAATCTCCAATTTTTAGTTTTGTTTGATTCTTTATATCTGGATCTCCTAACTGCATTAAAAGATAATTTCTTTTTATTATCAATTCATTATCTTGTATCATTTTAGATATTCTTGTGTTTCTTGACTTTGCCATATCTAAAAGGTCTTTTGTATTGAACACTCTATCCTCAACTAATAAAGGGAATTCTTTTATTAATGTTTTTACACCTATTCCCCTTACGCCTGGTATGTCATCTGATTTGTCACCATCAACAACCCTACATGTTAAGACATTTTGGGGGTAAACACCGAATTCTTTTTTAACTCGCTCCCTATCGTAGACAATTTTTTTTGTCGGAGAGTATAGTTTTACACGTTCATCAACCAACTGATAAAAATCTTTATCAGCAGACATTATTGTGAATTTACTATCCTTTAATACAACGTTTGGAATATAACTCATAATGTCATCAGCCTCTAAGTTATCGATAGAAACTATTGTCAACGGTAAACACTCTAAATACTCAATGAGTCTTTTTATCTGTAGTTTCATACTTTCATATTCATCATGAGGAGAGCCTGACCAATCTACTAATCTGTTTAGTCTACTTCGAACTTTTCGACCAGATTTATATTGTGGATATATTTTTTGTCGTGGTTTGGATGAGTTTTTACCATCAAATACTATTATACAACGAGTAGGTTTGAACTTGTTAATTGTATACCTGATTGATTTCAAAAAACCAACCAAACCACCGACATGTTCTCCATCTTCATTTAAAGATGGATTTACACTAAAACTACGGATGAATGTATTGAAACCGTCAACTAAAAGGACATGGTCATCTAATTTTCTTGTTTCGGGATTTGTCCCTATCTCAGATTCAAGTTCTTGGAATTTTTTTGTTAATAATTTCTTATTAGCATCACTCATCCTTGAACTCATCATCTGTAGTTACATCATCAATACCTAGTTTATTAGAATCATATTTTAATATAACTTTCTCACATATTGAATTATAAATATATTCTTGTGTATCAACATCTGCTACCAAAGCTCCAAAGTCCTTCGATTGAAATTTATGTTCTTTACCATCTTGGTCAACAAAAGTATACCAAGCACCGGCTTGTTTAACAAGATTATGTTGTTTCATCACCTCTAACCAACTACCATAATCATCTATCCCTTTATCAAAATAGAGAGGGAATTCAGCACTTCGTAATGGCGGCCCTAATCTATTTTTGATTATTTGTGCTCTTATCTTTATTCCGATTGTGTTCTTTTTAGTATCCTTGATTTGACCAGTATTTTTTAACCTGATTCGCGTTGATGAATGAAAAGGTAATGCTTTACCACCACTTGTTGTCCAAGGGTCTCCGAACATTACACCTAGTTTTTGTCGTAACTGATTAGTAAAAATTAAACACACTTTTTGTCTAGCAATCAACTGTGTTATCTTTCTCATAGCCTTACTAATCACGATAGCCTTGGCAGTAGCCCAACCATCTTTGTCGAAATCAGCATCCATCTCGACTTTGGTTGAAGCAGCTGCCAAACTATCTACTAGTATTGTAACCAATTTATCCTTATCGGATTCTCTTATTTTTGTTACGATTGTCTCTATCGTATCAAAAATGTCTTCAACGGTTTCTAAGTGAACATACAACATGTTATCAGTGTTAACACCTATTGATTGTAAAAATTCACTAGAAACTGCTGATTCAGTATCTATATAAACAGCCAACCCATCTTTTCTTTGTGTTGAGGCAAGAGCATGGGCTCCGATTAAAGATTTACCACTACCCTCAAGGCCGTTGATTTCTGTAATTCTTCCAGCAGCAAGACCACCATTCTTTTTGTTTGATATCGCTAAATCTAAAAGCGTAGAGCCAGTTGAAACCCAATCAGTGACATCGGTTGGGGTCTCTTGAGCTCCATCTAAAAAATAGGCTACTTGATGTGATTTAAATTGTTTATTAAGTTCTCCAGCAATTATATCTGCTAGTTCATCTCTATTTGACATATAAAACTCCTTGAAAAAAGTGGGGCGGAAAAGGAGGAAACCACCCCACTCGAACCACGCGGTTTATGAATTAAATAACTTATCGAAGTCGTCTTCTACGTTAGAAGATGCTTCCGTTGCCACCATTTCTGGCTCTGATTTCTCAGTATCGGTTGAATCCGACGGGTTGAGAAAATTAGATAAGTGTTCTTTCAACTCGTCAAATGTAGGTTCGGTATACAACTCTTTTAACTCAGGTTGTTCACCTAACAATTTTTCGAGTAAGTTTGAATCCTCTGAAAGTGGTGTGACATTAGGTTTGACACGAATTGTTGTCTTACCATATTGATTACCGGCTTCAGCAGGTGTTTGTCTTTCAACAACAATATCTCTACCAGTAGTTGAATCTGAGATATCACCATAATCAGGATCTGCAATTATTGAAAGTAATTCTTGGTAAACTGTTTTACCAAATCCCCAAAACTTAACACCCTCTGATTCCTCACCACGAACAATCACAGGAACGAAAGTTCTCATTTTAGGTTCAATCCTCTTACCTTGAATCCATTCATCCTTATTACCACTGCCTTTTAATTTATCCGCAAATTGTTGAACAGGATCTGGTCTACCAAAGGAAAGTGGTGATAGAACAGTTTTATTAGGAACTAAACTGTAATGAAAGAATAGTTCGCTAAAAGGATTGTTTTTATCAAACTTATAAGGGACAATTCTGATTTGAGATTTACCCGGTTGAGGTTTCCAAAACGCATTTGTTTGTGTGTTCTGTAACTGATTGAGACGACTTTTTATAGCATCTAAGTCCATGTTTATTCTCCTAGTTTATGTTTATTGTTATTATTACCTATATAAATATTACTTAAGTAAAATTTGTAGATAACCAATTTATATAAT